TTAAACCGGATGCGGCGACGACCCTCAACTACAAATCCAACCTGCTCGGCGACATATCGAAAATTACGTCGTCGAACTCGCAGACGATTCAATGCCCGAAGACGACGCGCAACCGAAAGATATTCGACAATCCGGGGGCGCCCGCCTATGTGTCCGATAAGCGATACAACCGATATTCGGCGCGCCTCGTTCGGAATGGAATCGAGATCGTCCGTGTCGGATATGCCGTGCTGCTATCTTCGTCGGAAACCTACGAAATCGCGCTTTATTGGGGTGTGATGGCAAACTTTCAGGCGTGGGTAGACAAAGCGGCCAAGTTGAACGAGCTGACCGGAACCGAGGCGCTGACGTGGGGCGCAAATATCACGGCAACATCCCTGTCGCAAATGAAATCCGCCGGATATGGATACGCAAAATACGACTGCGGCGTATCGAATACCAATCTTGCCAATATTCACCCCAGCGTCACGGCGTGGTGGATTCTCAACAGGATAGCAACGCAGGCCGGATTCACTTTCGAAATACCAGACAAACACAAACTGGCGCTTCGAGGGATAGCGATTCCATGTTTGAGCCGGAACGCATCGGCGGCGAGCAACCAAGCCGAGGCGACCGTGTCGACATATCCATTCCTGCAAAATTCGAATGGTTTTTGGGGGTACTCCATCGCGGGCAACAACGGCACGGACAAACACGGCGTGTTCGACCCGGACGACAATACCAAAATTCGCAAGGTCGACGGCGCAACCAAAGTTATAATTTCTATCATCGACAAGTCGGGGTCACAGTTGGGAATGACGCTTTACTCCAACGATTCGGGGGCGTTCCCCAGCCGTGTATATGTCCGCGCCACCCAATATAACGATAACAGCGAAACGACAACGCAAATCGCGGTTAGCATTGGATCGTCGGCAGTATCATCATCAACAGGAATGTATGCGTATCAAAAGACGTATTATTTCGCCGACATAAACGAAGAACTGCTTTGGGGCAGGTACGACTATCTGCGTTTATTCCCGCATAATGGGTCGGGCCGGATAGTCGGGTCGAGGTTGGGGAATACCAAGCTAACTATTACAGAGGATTTCGAAAGTATCATTTATCCAAGCACATACCCAATACCGCAGAACCTGCCCGAAATCTCGCAAATCGACTACATCAAAGCGATCTGCGGAATGCTCGGCATCTTTGCCGTGCCCGACCCCGCAAACGTCAATAATCTGAAATTCGTATCGCTCGACACCTTACAGGAGAACAAGGTGCAGGCGTGCGATTGGTCGGACAAACTCGCTCGCAGCAATGACGACGAGCCGAAGACCACGGAATACAAAATCAACGATTACTGCCGCAACAACTATTTCAGGTACAAAGAAGACGATACGGTTTCCACGAACGCCGACGGCAATCTGAAAATCGACAGCGAAATTCTGGATGCCGAAAAGACCGTTATAACATTGCCTTTCGCTCCATCGGACGGCTCGACGATACGGCACTACGAACTGAACGACGACGGGACGGCCGTCGACGCCGTCCAAGTCAAAGACCGAATTATGCGCCTTATCAGCGATGGTTCCGGACTGGCTATGCTTACATTCGACGGCCTCGATTTCACGACCTTACTATCGAAATACTATTCCACCCTATCGCGCCTGCTCAACGGCGTAATAACTATTGCGGAGCAGGTTATGCTGGACGAATACGACTTGAAATCGCTGGACTACTCGATTCCGTTCTACCTGCGCCAATACGGGAAATTCTACGGCATTGTCAGCATCCAGTCGACAGCGAACAAAGCCTGCGAGGTCAAGGCCATACAGTTGCCGGAAACGGTTATCGAACAAACGGAACCGGAACGCCCGTCGCAAACGGTGTATATTGGATGGGAACAGAATTTAGCGGCTGTCTACATTACAGCCAGCGAACCGCCCGTTTCCGATCTCGAAGTCTTTGCCACGCCCTACACTTACGAGGGCGTCGCGCTCGATCCGTGGATAATAACATTTGCAGCCGGACAAACAAAGGTGCGGACATACGCAATTACGCGCATTTTCGGCTGGCTCGAAATAAATTCCATCACCCCGGAATACGACGACACATACAGCTACGAAATCGCAGAACAAACACAAACCGAGTAAAGATATGGCAGAAAACACAACAACCCGCGTCGTCGAGGTGCAAGTCGACAATGCGGAAGCTATCAAGCTGATAGCCGACTATAACGCCAAAATCGAGGAGTCAACGGCAAAGGAAAAAGCGCTGCGCGAGGAGATCAAGCGCAAGGGCGAAGCCTCGGCCGCCGACCGCGAAGAACTGGCAAAGCTACGCGCCGAGCAGACGGCCTACAAGCGTGAACTGCGCGAGGTCGAAAAGGAGGTGCAGAACAATATTAAGGCGGCCCGCGAAGCGGAGGGATCAAACCGGAAACTGCGTGCCGAACTGTCGAACCTTACAAAACAGTACGATTCGATGAGCGCAGCCATGCAGAAAAGCGCGGAGGGCCAAGCGCTTAAAAAGCAGATCAACGAAATAACCGACGCGCTGCTCGAATCGGAAGAGGGCACGCAAAGATTCTACCGGAATGTGGGCAACTATCCCGACCTCAAACCGCTCGAAACGCAGTTGGGCGTAATTCGTCAGCAACTCGCGCAAATGAAATACGAGGGCAAAGAAACGACGCAGGAGTATCAAGACCTGCTGGGCGTTGCCGCAAACATGAAAGATGCCCTTGCCGACGTCGAAGCGGGCATCAATGCCGGGGCATCCGACACGGCACAACTCGACGTGCTCATAAAGGGGACGCAGAATCTTTTGCAGCTATGGGCGCAATGGTCTATACTTTCAAAGCAGTTAGGGGTCGAAAATAAAGACCTCGACAAGGCCATCGGCATTATAACGCAGACACTCGGCGCGCTCGTGGCTATTCAGTCCGTACAGAATATGTTGCAGAAACAGTCTATCGTCATGCAAAAGGCACAGGCGATTGCGACATGGGCGCAGACGAAAGCGGAAACCGCCCGGACATCGGCGATGGCCGCCGGAACGGTTGCCACAAACGCCGGAACCGCCGCTGTTTGGAAATTCACGGCGGCACTCTTCGCAAACCCAATCGGGGTGATCGTCGCGGCAATTATCGCGGCAATCGCGGCCGTTTACGCCCTCGTTAAGGCGTTCAGTTGGTTCAATTCATCGACCGAAAAAGCGAAAGAGAATCTGAAAAAACAGGGCGAAGAACTCGACAAACTCAATAAGAAATACGACGAGCACATCGAGAAGATGAAAGCCCTCGGCAAAACCGACGAGGAAATAACGCTGACGCGCCTTGCCCTACTGAAAGACCTTGCTAACAAGCGCGCCGAACATTTCAAAGCGGCGCAGCGGCTCTACAAAAAGGACAGCGAGGAATACAAGGCATCACAAGATGCCAAGAAAAAAGCGGCCGAGGACTACCAGTCAGCGCTGAATGACACAGCGAACCACCTGCGCAGCCTCGCGTCCGCCTATAACGACGCCGCGTTAAAAAAGAAGCTGGGCGCGGTTAAATACGCGACGCAACAAGCCAACGAGGAATTCAAGAATCAGCGCCAACTACTCGTCGAACTGGTGTATGCAGGTAAGGTAGCCAGCAGCGAGGCGAAAGATATTCTTGCAAGCCTCGAAGCTGCGCGCGACAAGGCGATAAAGGAAGCCTACAAAGAAGCCGCAGAAAAGCAGAAACAGGCCCTTGCGACCGAACTTGCCGCCGTGCGCGCAGCGACCGACGCCAAAGTCGCCTTGATGAAAGAGGGTATCAGCAAGCAGTTGACGCAGGAAGAGGTCGCATACCGCCGTCGCGTCGCCGATCTGAAAAAACGCCTCGAAACCGAAAAGGGATTGACAAAAAAGGCGAAAGCGGCGATTCAGCAGCAAATCGAGTTGGCCGAACAGCAACACACGTTAAACGTCGAGAAGATCAACCGCGCGGGCCTTGACAAGAAAATCCAGCAAGAGCAGCAGAACATCGCCCTGCGGCTTGCTGCCGTCAAGCAGGGAACCGACGCTGAATATACGCTGAAAGTCGAACAGCTACGGAAACAACAGGAAGCCGAGCTTGCCAACGTCGAACTGACCGAGCGGCAAAAGGTTCTCATTCGGGAGAAATACAACAAGCAACTGGATGACCTTTCGAACCAATGGATAAATGCCAATCTGCAAAAACAGAACGACGCTCTGCGGCTCGAATGGGAAAATCGAATCAACGCCGCCGCTGTACAAGGCCAAAACACCCTGCAATTACAGTTGCAGATGCGACAGGCGGAACTCGATGCCTTGCAACAGATGGAGGGCGAAAGCGACGCCGCATTCAAGGCCCGACAACTCGGCGCACAGCAGGCATACGTTGATGCAAAACGGGCTATCAACGACTACGAGGTGCAGGTCGAACAAGCGAAGCTGGAAGCCCTCGCAGCAGTCACGAACGGCCTATCGGGTTTGCTCGAAGAGTTGGGTGAAGATAATAAGACTTTCGCCGTTTTGAGCAAGACGCTTGCATTGGCCGAGATCGCCATCAACACCGGAAAGGCTATTGCCGCGGGTACGGCGCAGGCTCAAAGCGTCCCATTTCCCGGCAACCTTATCGCAATCGCTACGACTGTTGCAACGATCATGGCGAATATTACGTCGGCGATCAAGACCGTCAAATCGGCAAAATTCTCGACGGGCGGCTATGTGTCCGGGCCGGGAACGGCAACAAGCGACAGTATACCCGCCATGCTGTCGGACGGCGAATCGGTAAACGCAGCCTTGCCGACGTCTATGTTTGCCCCGATCTACTCGGCGCTAAACCAGCTCGGAGGCGGTGCGCCGATAGTCGCCACGCAGTCGAGCAATCAGATAGCAGGCGAAGATATGCTTGCCCGTGCATTTGCAAAGGGAGTTTCGCAACTCGACATGCGCGTCGGAGTGGATGAAATAACCCGCGTATCCGACCGGGTGAAAGCAGTCGAATCATTAGGCGACTTGTAGCTATGAAAGTGCACGAAATTTTACAACAGAACGCCGATCTGCTCCGGGCGCTTGCTCGCGCAGGCGCCGCCATCGAGGATGTCCGCTACATCCCCCTATGGAGCGACTACGAACGACTGCGCCGCGACGGGTTCAAAGTGGCGTATATCGTCGCCTACTTGTGTGATACCTACGAGGTCAGCGAACGCACCGTCTATCGTATCATCAGGCGGTTCGGCCGCGACGTCAATACGAGCCGCTGACACGTCGTGTCAGTTGATTGTGTCTAAAAGCGTGTATTTATTACACGCTTTTTATTTAGCTTTGTTTCGTAAAATCAAATCTATGGCAACTCTCAAACTCTACAATCCGATTCTTTCCGAAGCGACAAAAGAATGCTACTGGTTCTGCGACGAGGCCGGAACGAGCTTTAAGGACGTGGACGAATTCATCAACGGTATCCCGGCGGGCGACGATAATATCGAATTGCTATTGCACTGCGACGGTGGCGAGGTTAGGGAGGGCTGGGCCATCGTCGACAAGTTGCGGAGCACGGGCAAGAAGATAACCGCGACCATCGAGGGGAACTGTGCGTCGATGGCTACCGTCGTTTTGCTGGCCGCCTCCGAACGCCGAGCATACCCGCACGCCTCGCTGCTCATTCACAAGCCCTACTTCCCCGAATACACGCTTGCCAATGCGTACCGCGCCGATGATCTCGAATCGCTGGCCGCCTCATTACGGGACGACGAGCAGAAGATGCTCGATTTCTACGTCGAGCGAACCGGAGCGGATCGCACGGAACTCGAAGCGCTCATGAACGAAGACAAGTTTATCGGCATGGAGCGGGCAAAGGAACTCGGATTCATTCAGACGATCATCCCCGCAGCGTCAGCATTGGCAGGCGGCCCGAACAGCACGAAAGCGGCTGCATGGAAGCAGCAAAATTCAATAACCAACAATCAAAATTCTATGGCAACAAAACCCACGAAAAGCGAAGACAAAAGCGTGCTTCGCAAGGCCCTCGCAGCGCTGGCCGTTGCGCTGGGGCTGGACGCCCCGCAGCCCGTCAATTACGAGCTGAACACCGAATCGGGCGACACGATCACAATCGACAAGCCGGACGGCGAAGACCCAGCCGTCGGCGACAGTGCATCCCCGGACGGAGAGCACAAGATGCCCGACGGTAAAACCATCGTCATTGAAGAAGGCAAAATCACAGAAATCCGCGAGGCTGACGACGAGGGCGAGGATGGCGACGGCGGAAACGGAGCCGGGGGCGACAACGGGGATTCCGAAGCGCTGGCCGCAGCGAACACCCGCATCGCCGAACTCGAAGCCGAACTTGCGGATGCCCGCAAGAACGCCAAGACGACCGACGAGAAACGCATCTTGAATCTCGTCGCCATTGCGGGCGGCGAAGCGTGGCTTGTTAAGGCCAAGTCCGACTACAAGCCCGCCGCACGTCAAACCGCGACCACGACCGCAGGAGGAGGCAAGGCGAACGCCGCGAAATCGCAGTCGCGCGTTCAGCAGCGCATCGCCGAACTCGAAGCAGCACATCAGAAAACGGAGTAAATCACAAACAACACCAATCAATTATGGCAAGTACAGGACTTAACTTTGCGAATCTGACCCCCGACAACGGGGCCGTCAAAGACCTCAAGCGTCTGATCTTCCTTGCGATCACCGACCCCGAATCGCTCGGAAAGATTTTCAATTTCCTGCCGAAACAGAAGCACGGCGAAAAAGTCGGGTTCATCGGCGAATTCGGCATGGTCGGCAAAGCCTCACAGGGCTGTAATCCGACGTTCGGAACCAGCGTCCTTGCGACGAGCGAAAAAGAGTGGGACATCCGCGAATGGGAGGTCGCCGAAAAAATCTGCTACAAGGATTTGGAGGGCACAGTCGCACAGGTCGCCATGCGCACCAAGACGAACATCGCCGACCTCACGGGCACGGAATATACCGACTATATCCTCGCGCCCCGGCTCGAACTCGCCATCCGCAAGATGTTGATGCGTTACGCATGGTTCGGCGACAAGGCGGCCGATACGGTCACGAATGGCGACAAACTGCTCGATTCCATCGACCCTGCGTATTTCACCCTCATTGACGGTTTCTGGAAGCGCTTGTTTACGCTGGCCGTCGCAACGCCCGACCGTCGCACCACATGCGCAGCCAACGCCGCCACAACGTTCGCCGAGCAGAAAGCCGCCATGCGTCAGAACTATGCCGCCGTCGATTTCCTCGACGCGCTTATTTCCGACGCCTCAACGGTTCTTCGGCAGGCCAACGGCCAGCTCATATACATCACGCAGGCGCTGAAAGACGCGCTGGACGCCGACCTCAAACGGAACAACAAAGGTTCGGAGTTGCAGTGGACGGCGCTGTTCGACGGCATCACGGAAACGAACTACAACGGCGTGCAGATGCTCGCTATCCCGTTCCTCGACGAGATCATCAAAGGCTGCGAAACCGTCAGCGGAGGCAAAGCGTGGAACAAGCCTTATCGCGCGCTTTACACGATCAAAGACAACCTGCTCGTCGGCATGGAGAGCGAAAGCGAGGTCGCCGACATTCAGGTATGGTTCAACAAGGACGAGCAGATGAACAAGATTCTGTCGAAGGACAAGATCGGAACGCTGATCGCCGACGACAACCTCGTACAGGCAGGCTTCTAACCCTCAAAACTCGATTACACTATGAATTGCGATAGCTTCATCAAGGCGAAAATCGAAAAGAACTGCGCAGAACCGATTACACGGGGCGTCGAGCGTACCGCATGGATCGGAAACCGGGCGCAACTCGACATCGCCAATCTCGAATTCGTCGAGGGTTCGACGAATCAAGTGCTGAACCTGCCGCTTATCAAAGGCGCGCAGTTGTACCCGATCATTCAGTACGGCACGAAACCGTTCGAGGGGCTGAAAACCGATCTTGACGGCAGCGGCAAGCTGGGCGGCACGGCTTCGACCGAATTTCCGTTCATCGTGCCCGACAACAGCCCGGCGGTCTGTGAGAATATCATCGACCCGCTGCTCGATGGAGAGTTTTTCGTCATTTGGCAGAACCGGCACAAAAACCTGCGAGCCACGAACGATGCGGAACGCGGGGCGTCGGCATTCCAAATCGCCGGACTTTTCAACGGCCTCACGCTGTCGGCCGGGTCGTGCGAGAAATACAGCGACGACACCCTGTCGGGCTGGGCTATTACGCTCAAAGAGGAGAAAGCACCCCGTTCGGCGATGTTCCTCAACGCGGGTTCGCTCGCAGCCACCGAGGCGCTCATCAAAACGATGCTCACCCCCTCGGCGACGGAGTAATGCACTATGACCGTCGACGAGGCAAAAATCCTGTTATCGGACTTGAATAGGGGCTACAACACCCCCTATTCGAGCGCCGAACAGACTACTATCGAAAGACTTTATTACGAGGTCTTGGGAAAGCGATTGAACGGTTGCCGATGTCCCGACAAGTGGCACGACGCCGTGCTCGAAATCAACTCGTACATCAAAAAACACGGAAAAATGAAAGAGAAATCGAATTACATACTGCGTGCAGGGGTTATTCTGCAAATTGCAGGGTCTTCGGAAATTTACACGAACGACAATCTGACCGACGAGGTGGCCGCGGCGTTCCTCAAAGAGCACCCGAACGCCACCGGACGCTTCGAGGTTATCCCTACGGCGAAAAAGGATGCCGAAGCGCCGAAAACTGGCGGGGAATCGTCGGAACTCGAAGCTGCGCACAACCGTATCGCCATCCTCGAATCCGAGAAAGCGGAACTTGAAAGCCGTTGCACGGCATTGCAGGCCCGCATCGACGCCGCGGCGGCCACCGAAACGACAGCCGCAGACGACAAGAAGCCCGGCAGCGATTCCGCCGGAGCCGAAAGCGCTGACGAAGCCGACGAACAGCCCGCCGGGAACGACGGAAATACTGACGATAACGCTATCCGGGAGGCTATCGCCGCCGAACTCGTGGCCGGAAAATCGAAAACGGCCATCAAGCAGGAGTTGGCAGGCAAGGAGATCGGCGGCGTGAAGCTCACGCACCGCCTTATTTCCGACTACATCGAGAAGATCACCGCAGAGGAGTAACCACCCATGAACGTAAAGCACACAAAGAAGCCCGAAACGCGTGTAGACGTTAAATATTTGTCGTCGTTGGGTATCAAAACCTACGGCGACAATAACCTATACCCGCAAACGGTGCGCGATATTGTCGATTCGTCGCCCACAGGTCGCACCTGTGTCGAGCGACGTTCGACATATATCGAGGGAAACGGCCTTGCGTCGCAAGCACTGGCCGAAACCGTGTGCGACACGCGAGGGAATACGGTAGACGACGTACATCACTTGTGCGCCGACGATGTGGCCTACCAAGACGGCCTTGCCCTGCACGTCAATTACAATATTCTCGGACAGATCGTATCAATGGCGCATGTCCCATTCGAGAATTGCCGCCTTGAGGAGGAAGACGACGACGGCATTATCAGCCACATAGTCGTACATCCCGATTGGCGGGGTAAAAAGACGCGCGGCGGCAAGGCTGTAAAGGTAACCATAGAAACAATCGAGGTGTTCCCGGTCTTCAATCCGTCGCCCGATGTCGTGCAGTTGCAGATACAGGCCGCAGGCGGTATCGAATTCTACAAAGGGCAAATTCTCTACATTTCGCGCGCCGGACGTAACGCCTACCCCCTGCCGTTGGTCGACGTCGTATTAACCGACATGTCGACGGACGAGGGGCTTTCGAACGTTAACAACCGAAACGTCCGAAATAATTTCCTCACGGCGGGTATGCTCATCACGAAGCGCGGACAAGGCAGTAGCACAGTCGACGACGACAAAAACGGCGCATCGTCCGATGACGGATTCACGGAGGAATTCGAGAAACTGCAAGGCGATACAAATTCGCTCAAAATCATGCAGGTTGAGATCGAAACCGACGAGGATAAACCCGAATTCGTACCATTCAAGACGAATAACTACGACAAAGAATTTACGGCTACAACGAAAGCTGTAACCGACAACATCTATGCGGCGCTCAACCAAGAAACATTCGGAAGATTGCGCAGCGGCAGTATCGGGTTCACGGGCGATCTTGCGAACGACGTGAAGCGCGAATACTGCGAGCAGGTAGCGAAGCAGCAACGGATGTTGTCGCGTGCGTATCGGGCTATTTTCAGCCATTGGGAACCGAACACGATTCCGTACACCGGAGCGGGCGACGCCACCATCGAACCACTCGTAAAATCTATTGCAAACGATGCGACATCTGATTGAACCGCGCGACGTCGATAAATACGCCCGCCCCTGCGATATGGACGACGAGATTATCGCCCGCGCTATCGAAGAGGCCGAATTGCTCGACGTCAAACCGAAGCTGGGCGACGAACTGTTCATGCGGCTGCTTACGCATGTACAATTCGCCGTACTCCTTAACGGCGGCGAATATACCGACGAATGCGGGAACCAGCGGCATTTCGTCGGTTTGCGTCGAACGCTGGCGTACTATGTTTGGGCGCGCCTCGTCAAAACGGGCGTAAACCATTTGACACGCTTCGGCTTCGTGCAGAAGCGCGACGAGTATTCACAGGCGACCGAATACCGCGAGCGGCAAACGGCGTACAACGATGCTTTCGCTATCGCTGACGGTTATATGAAAGAGTGCCTTGCCTACATCCAAGCAAAGCCGGAAATCTTCGCTGATTATACGCTGAAAGGGAAAGTCAGGGCCAATCGAACGAAATTCAAAATTTTAGGCAATTAACTATGTATGACATCAAATTAGGGCAGGGATGCGGCATCAAGGCTACGATGTTGACCCCGGCAGGCGGCATCTGCGATCTGCGCCGGGCGCGCTATATCGCAGCGTCGCTTGTGTTGCCGTCCGGTGCAACCATGAACTGTGAGGACATCGCGTTTAACGAGGTTACGAACGGCGTCTATGTCCGCTTGCTCGGAACCCGCGAACTGACTACCACGGGACAATATGGTATCGTCTTCAATGTCAAACTGGAAGACAAGACGATGTATTCAACGCCCGTTGTGCGGTTTGCAGAGGTCAAAGAAGACGCTCCGACAGGCTATCACGAACTGACGCTATCGCTGTCGCTTACCGTCGTCAATTTCCCGGACAATGTTTCCTATACGGGAGCGTCGCCAAAGATCGGCGACAAAAATACATGGCTGGTCTACGACGATAACCTCAATGCGTATGTCGATACGGGTATTGAGGTCGGATATGCAAACCTGCTGTCCCGCTACGACGGTAAGTTTGCCGAAATCGTCGTACCCTGCACCGAGGCAACCAAAGCAGCGGCGGCCGCTACGGTCGCAGCCAACAACGCAGCAACGGCGGCGAATACGGAAGCGGGCAAGGCGGCGGCCGCAGCAGCAGCGGGGAATGCTGCCGCTGGAAAAGCCAATACCGCAACGACTGCCGCCAACAACGCAACAGCAGCAGCGAATGTCGCAACCGAAAAGGCCAAGAACGCGACGACCGCCGCCAACGAAGGAGCCGCCGCAGCGCAGGGCGTCGTCGAATCATACGATGACGTTATCAATACGCTCGCGCATTCCGACTGTACCCTCGACGAACGGGTCGAGGCGCTCGAAAAGGCGCTTATAGCCGTTTTGTCGGGCGCCGTCGTGATTCCCAAATTGCAGGTCAAGGAGTTGAACGTATGGGGCGATAACAACCTTGCACCCGTCGGCGACGGCGCACCGACGAAAGCCCCGGACAGGGCCGGACAGTTCTACATCGACAAGACCGCCCGCACACTCTATTTCTCAACGGGAAATGCGGCCGTGTCCGACTGGAAAATTCAATAACGCAAACGGAATATGTCACAGGTTAACAAATACGCAGATCGGGCCGCTTATACGGCCGACACGAAACGTCTTTCGACGAAATCGGCCGTTTCGTTCATCGAAAATGAAACGACAACGATTTACGACGGCGTGAATACCGTCGTCGGGAAATCGGCCGCCGCCATCGGCGACCTCGCTGTTTTCGACAAAACGGACGGGGTTATCAAATACATCAAAAGTGCAACGATTGCCAAGGCGCAGATTCCGGCGAATCTCGTTCCGTTGGCCGTCGTCTATGCACGACGGGGTGAACAGCTATTGATCGTATCGCTCGACAATGTTTCGGGCGGCATCCGCTGGGCACATACCTACGAGGTTGCATTGTCGGGTTTCGACCTTGCGGCTGGCGGAACCGCGGTTCTTACATTTGGAACCGGAATTTACAAAATCGACCTGCCCTTAACATGGAACGCAGGTGCGGAGCTTTCGGATATTCATGCTCAAATCAACTCATTCGTTACCGGGCAAATCAAGGACTACGGTTGGTCGTCGAGTATCGACGAGGCAAATTCGCGTATCATCATGTCGTCGAATACATGGTCGCCCAGCTATGCATTTATCGACATCGTAAGTGGTTGCCAAATCACAAGGCCACCTGAGGACGTGAATTATCAAACAACGTTGACGGGGGTGTTGATCGAGGGGTCGACTGAATATGTCCGCCGCAACAACGGCGTTAATTCGTCGTTTGCGGGCTGCAATCCCGAAAAATTCCTGCAATACTATTCGGCCAACGGAACCGATACCACAGGAATCAAACCCGGAAGCAGCACCATAATTCGGGAAAGTGCCTTTACGGAAGAAGCCAACCCGGAACTGGTCGCCGCCTATCCGACTTACCGGGATTATCTGTTCAGAGAACATTTGCTGCAATATCCCGCAGCCTACGGCGCGCTGCTTCGTGACGGCAAGACGAACACCGCAAAGATCGGCGGCCTGCGGTTCGTCGACATCCACGGCGAAAGCGTTCCCCGTTATCCGGCTGTTGCGGCAGCTCTCGACTACGGCGTCACGGTAGAGGGCGCAACTACCGGACTTGAAGCGGGCGCGTGGTGGCTGCCGTCCGTCGATGAAGTCTACCTGCTTATGCACGACCGCGTGCTGACGTCAGCCGACCGGGAAAGCGACCCCGTAAACCGCACGCTGTCACGCCTCGGTAAGACGACCTGCTACGGATCGGGTTATTATCCGTGGACATCGTGCGAGTACAATTCCAACAGCGCGTTCATCTACTACGGCGGCACGGGCTACATGGGCACCAACAGCGAGTATTACACAGGCGCCGTGCGTCCGGTTTCCGCTTTGTAAAACAGTTTTCAAATTTTTAATTCCCGCGCCGCATCGCTCCGGCGGGCGGCGCGGGTCGCAAGTTAGACCTATGGCAAAGAAACTTTCGATCCTCGACAAAACGTTCCAACTGGCGCTGCTCCTGCATCGCCGGACGGCGGAATTCAATCGCAAATACAAATTCACCATCGGCGACCGTATCGACGTTGTGGCAGAGGAAGCGCAGGAAATGATACTGCGGGCGAATCATCAGACCGACCCGAAACGGGCCGCACAAATCATCTACGATTTCGTCCTGCGTATCGACACACTGTCGCTAAAACTACGGATGGCTGTTGCGCTGGGCCTAATGAGCGACGACGCAAAAGCACAATGCGATATGCTTATCGCAAAGATTAAAGACGAGGCGAGGGGTTGGCGAAACTATTTTCTGCGTGGCGAGGGTGTCGTCGGCAAGAATAACGAGCCGTCGGCAGAGAGCCTATAAATTATTATTTTGAAAAGGGTTTGCATACTATCATTCATAGTTATACCGACAATGCAAAAAACTGGCGAGTACAATTCCAACAACGCGTTCATCTACAACGGCAACACGGGCAACATGAACAACAACAACAAGTATAACACAAACGCCGTGCGTCCGGTTTCCGAATTTCAAGGTAATGTAGACCCTTTCGCCTCGTTCTATAAATCAATGCGGGCGGCATATCGCCTGTGCTTAAAAAACAAGGCGCACACCGCTAATGCGATGCGCTTTTGGCTCAACGAAGAAAGCGAGCTTGTCGCGCTTGCCCGCGAGGTGTTCAACTGCGAATATGTTCCGCGGCAATCTATCGCATTTATCGTTACGAAACCATGCCTGCGCGAAGTAGTAGCCGCCGATTTCCGCGACCGAATCGTGCAGCACTATATCGTCATGCGCCTCGAAGCTCTTTTCGAGGAATGCGGAACACTCGACGATAACATGTTCAGTTGCCGCGTCGGGAAAGGCAACCTTGCGGCCATACAGACCCTACGGCAGCAGATATTCCACCAGTCGAAAGGTTATACCGCCGACTGTTATGTGGCAAAATTCGACCTGCAATCATTCTTTATGAGCATCGACAAACGTCGTCTTTACGACGAGTTGGTCGCATTGGTCGCCAAACGCTACGAGGGATGGGATAAGGATACGCTGTTATATCTTATCCGCGTCGTTACACTGCATAATCCGCAGGACAACGCCGTGCGGAAAACTCCACTTTGCGATTGGGCTGACCTGCCGCGCTCGAAGAGCCTCTACAATGTCGATTGGTTTCTCGGTTTAGCCATCGGGAACCTCACGTCGCAATCCGACGCGAATTTCTACAACGCCCCCGCAATGCGGTGGATGCGCTCCGTTGGCCTCGTACCTGTGAACTACGTCGATGATTTCGCATTCGTCGTCCGGGATAAGGCGTCGTTTCTTACGGCCATGCCTTACATTCGGAACTATTTCGCTGCCGAACGGGGACTGACGATGCACCCGCGGAAATTCTACCTACAACACTACTCGAAAGGTATCAAATTTTTAGGTGCGGTTATCAAATACAACCGTGTCTACACGAACAACCAAACCGTCGCACGGTGTTTCGGAAAGATTCACTACTACAACGAAACATGCCGACACAATAGCCGCCGTAAGGCCCGAAATGTCGAGAAACTGGTAACAATCCTAAACTCCTATTTGGGATTGATGCGGCATTTCGATACGTTCAACATCCGCAAACGTATCGCCGCGGAGATTGACACCGTATGGCGCGGCTACATCCATTTCGACGAAGACATCACGACAGCAACGGTCGTTAAACGGTTCCGGCAACGGGAAATCTGCAAATACAACGTCCGCAAACAACGCAGACGCGATTTATTCACACTCAAAAACTTACTCAACGATGGAAACACAGCAGCAAATTAACGAATTACAGTCGCGTCAGTTGGAACTGCGCGCGATCATGGCATCGTCGGACGAACGAGCCGCGAAATGCGTCAAAAACGGAACGTCGTTCCGCGAAACGTACCCTGACGATTTCGCCCGGTACGAGGCCGCGAATGCCGAATACAATCGTAATGAACAGACGCTGGCCGAACTCGAAGCGACGCGGGAGGCGGAGCGAGCCGAGGAAGAGCAGGCGCATAATATCGACGCCGTATGAACCTATTGACCGAACAATCGACAATGGCCGAAACCGTCGTGCAGAACTCGGCGACAGCGATACTGACGTCGATTTTCTATCAAGCCCTTGCAGATTCGATCATTTGGCTGGTCGTTGCGGCTGTGGTCATCGTCTGCGACCTCTTTTTCGGCTGCGAGGCAGCCCGAAAAAGAGGTGAGCGTGTACGCATTTCGCGGGCGGTTCGCCGCACGGTCAACAAAATGTGCGAATACCTGTGCTGGGTCATGCTCGGCATTACTATTTCGATAGGGTTTGCCGCCGACTGGCTGAAATACCTGATTTTCGCCATCATCTACGGCAATGAATTATCGTCGTGCTTGTCTAACTATTTTGCAGCAAAAGGCAAGCGGATAACGTTTAACGTCTTTTCGCTGCTGGGGCGACGGCTCGGTATCGACGAACTCGAACAATGCCACATCGAGGACGATAAGAAGATAGGCCCTAATAAAACAGATAATCATGGCTAACGCGCACAAACTCGTTCCGTTCATCCTGTCGTGGGAGGGCGGATATGTGAACGACCCCGACGACGCAGGTGGGGCGACAAACAAAGGAATCACAATCGCAACTTGGCGACTTCATGGATGCGATAACGACGGTGACGGCGATATTGACGCCGACGACCTGCGTATTATTACCACCGAGCAATGGACGGGCATTTTCAAGCGCCAATATTGGGACAGGTGGCGGGCCGACGAGATAGACAACCAGTCAATCGCAAATATCGTTGTCGATTGGGTATGGGCGTCGGGCGTCCACGGCATCAAACAGGTGCAGAAAATCCTCGGTGTCGAGGCTGACGGCATCGTCGGCCGCAAAACACTTGCGGCGCTCAATGGACGCCCCGCCGACCCGTTATTTCATCAGATACAGGCAGCGCGTATCGCGTTCGTCGAAAACATTGTCCGGCGCAAGCCCTCGCAAAAGAAATTTTTGCGAGGATGGAAGAACAGAATTTTAGCGATCAAGTTCGAGCCATGAAAAAGGTCTGCATTATTTTTTATATTTTAGGAATGACCTCTTGTTGTGTCTGTCGAAAAGCGCCAATCATTATTGAACGGCCCGTCTACATTCCCAGCACGCCTCAATATTATTCGTTCCCGCGATGGGTTCCGCGTACCCATCGCGATTCGCTACTCTGGGAAGCGTCAAAGAAAGCAAAGCTATCGGCCAACGCTAAAAATCCTATGTACCGTTAATAATGGAAAAGACTATTACAAAAAGCACCCTGCTGGGATTGATCTTTCTTTGCTGTGCGTGTGCATCCACGCGCAACACCTCGCGTTCATCTACACAGGAACGCGTCGAAGAGCGGGCCGAATCGGAGTTGCAAACCTCAATGCAAGAACAAACAGAGGAGCAACGCGACGTCGTAACGATTTCGAAAACCACGACAGAAACAAAATCGACGACAACCACCTACGATACGAGCCGCCCCGCTGCCGACAGCTTGGGAATCCCGCCGCCCCAGCAGACGACCACAACGGAAACGAAAACCACAAACACGACGGCAACCGTCGATAAATCCGTTATTCGTCAGATCGTCGACGAGCAATTACGCGAAGCCGTCAATGAACAAACGACGACGAACAAACAGGAAGACACAGACACGGAAGAGATCAAAGAGGATTCGACGCCGAAGAATCTGCGTTGGCTCGGTATTATTGCAATCTGCGCAACCGTCATCGTGGGATGTTTTTTCGTACTCCGTTTTGTCGGTCGAAAATAAGTTTGTATCTTTGTGTCGATGTCGTTTTACGGCATCGTGCGTTGTGCGGGTGTTGCTTCGGCGACCCCGCATTTTTGCAAAAGTTGTCAAATTGTTGTCAAATATTTTTCGCCTCAATTCGCAATTTACTGAATATAGGATTTATAGGTTAGATAAATACAAGGTTTCCTAACCTAAATTCGCGTTCGAGTCGCGGTGGGGCTACAAGAAAAGGAGGAATAAATATTCCTCCTTTTCTTATGGAATTTTACCTATCTTTGCTCCCGTAAAATCACGATTATGGAATCGCTCAAAGAGTTATACAGGATCGGCAGCGGCCCATCGAGCAGCCACACGATGGGTCCCAAGCGGGCCGCCGAACAGTTTGCGGAACGCTGCCGCGACGTCGACGCCTACCGCGTGACCCTCTACGGATCGCTGGCCGCCACGGGCAAGGGCCACCTGACGGACGTGGCGATCCTTTCGGTCCTCGAACCGGCCGCCCCGACCCAGATCGTCTGGAAACCGGAGGTCGTGCTCCCCTTCCACCCCAACGGCATGCTGTTCGAAGGGCTGAAAGGCGGCCAGGTCGTCGATGCGTGGACGATTTTCAGCGTCGGCGGCGGCGCGCTGGCCAACGAGGCCTCGCGCCTCGAAACGCCGCAGAGCATCTACCCGCTGTCGACCATTTCGGAGATCAAGGAGTGGTGCTACCACGAGGGCAAAACCTTCTGGGAGTATGTGAGCGACTGCGAGGGTCCAGAAATCTGGGACTACCTCGACACGGTCTGGGAGACGATGTGCGCGACCATCCAGCGCGGCCTGAACAACGACGGCGTACTGCCCGGAGGGCTGAAGGTCGCCCGCAAGGCCTCGACCTACTGGGTCAAGTCGAAAAGCTACACCGACTCGCTCTCCTCGCGGGCCAAAATCTACGCTTACGCGCTGGCCACCTCCGAGGAGAACGCCTCGGGCGGCACGGTCGTGACGGCCCCCACATGCGGGTCGAGCGGCGTCATGCCCGCGGTGCTCTACCACCTCTCCTCCTCGCGCAACTTCCTGCGCGTCCGCATCCTGCGGGCGCTGGCCACGGCCGGGCTTTTCGGCAACGTCGCCAAGACCAACTCCTCCATTTCGGGCGCCGAGGTAGGCTGCCAGGGCGAGGTCGGCGTGGCGTGCGCCATGGCTGCCGCCGCCGCGTGCCAGCTCTTCGGCGGAACCCCTTCGCAGATCGAATACGCCGCCGAGATGGGTCTCGAACACCACCTGGGCCTCACGTGCGACCCCGTGTGCGGACTGGTGCAGGTCCCCTGCATCGAACGCAACGCCATCGCCGCGGCCCGCGCCTTCGACGCCAACGCCTACGCCACGCTCTCCGACGGCTCGCACATGGTGAGCTTCGACAAGGTCGTGGAGGTGATGAACGAAACGGGCCACGCCCTGCCGAGTCTCTACCGCGAGACCTCCGAAGGGGGCCTTGCCAAACGCTTCAAACGTTAAGTTCCGGGCACGCCGGAGGCATCCTTTCGGGCGTGTGATGATTTTTCCCTGTAAACGGATAAAATTTCCCCGTCGGACAACCTCCGGCGGGTTAATTTTGTTATCAGCAAACGTCAACCTAAAACCACAATACGTATGAAACGAATTTTACTGCTTCTGCTGGTCGTTCCGCTGCTCGCCGGAGCGTGCGGCGACGACACCACCACCGAAGATACCCCCGATCCGCCCGCAACGACGCTGCCCGCGGGAACGAAGGACGATCCCTTCGGCGTGGGCGACCTCGCGGCCGCCGCCGGGAAATCGGCCGTCTGGATCCGGGGTTACGTCGCCGGGGCCGAAGCCGATGCAAAGGCCGCCGTGCGTTCCGTCGGTTCCGACACCCCCTCGCGCAGCAACATCCTGCTGGCATCGAAAGCCAACGAGTACCGCCCCGACAAGTGCATCCGTGTGGAACTACCGGATGAATCGGACGTTCAGGCCCGCCTGAACGTGGTCGACCACCCCGATCTGATCGGCAAAAAGGTCCTGCTCCGTGCCGACATCGTTGCGGCAAACGGCTCCGTGCGCATCGCCAACGTCACCGAACAGGAGGGCGGCAAGGAACCGGTCGAAAACCCCGATCCGGAACCCGATCCCGATCCGGAACCCGATCCGGACGTTCCGACGCCTCCCGTCACGGGCGACGTCGAACTGGACAAACTCTACGGCTATGCCGAAGGCACGACGGGCGGCGCCGGCGCCACCGAGGCCAACATCCACCATTTCGACGACGGCAAGAAGTTCGGCGAATGGCTCTACCTGCGCGAGAAGAACAAGACCATGACCCCCGCGATCGTCTGGTTGAGCGGTACGTTCCACAAGGACGACGGCTACCGCTCGGGCAAGCCCTGGTTCGACATCAAGCGCACGGGCAACCTCACGATCAACGGCACGAACGACTTCTTGATGGAAAACGTCGGGTTCTTCATCAACGAATCCTCGAACATCATCATCCGCAACATCTATATCAAGATGCCCAAGGCCGACGACGGCGCCGACGGCATCTCGATGCAGGAGAGCAACAACGTCTGGGTCGACCACTGCACCTTCGAGTCGATCAACCAGACGAAGGACTACGAGGACGGCTCGTGCGACGTGACGCACCAGACCTACAACGTCACCGTATCGTGGTGTCACTTCATCAAGACCCAGAAATCGTGCCTCGTAGGCCACTCGAACAGCCAGACGGCCGACACGAAGATCACCGTGACGTTCCACCACAATTTCTTCGACCTGTCGAGTTCGCGCCATCCGCGCGTACGCTTCGGCCGCGCCCACGTCTACAACAACTATTTCAACCAGGTGACCACCTACGGCGTAGGCAGCGCCTACGGCGCGATGGTGCTCGTCGAGGACAACTGTTTCGAAGGCGTGAAACTCCCGACCGACATCTGCACCTACCCGGCCAAACCGAGCGGCAGCAGCTGGGTGTCGAACCTCACGGGATCGGTGGCCGGATACCTCTACGAACGCGGCAACCTCTTCAACAACAAACCCGCCGACGCCACGTCGCCCTACCCCTTCACCAATGTGGAGTACAAGGCCTACAACGGCGAGAAGATCGCGACGCCGTATACCTACGACGACTTCAAGCCGGCGTACAACTATATCGTGGACCCCGTCGGCCGGATCGCCGAGATCGTGCCTTCGGCTTCGGGCGTGGGTAAACTGACGGGCTATTCCGCAGCGCCCAAAGAGGTGGACAACGGCGGCATCACGGGCGGCGGAACGACCCCGGACCCCGACCCGGGAACCGATCCCACACCCGGCGGCAGCGACCTGGGCAACGGCTGGACACTGCTCTCCAACGGCACCACCGCCGCAACGGCCGTCTGCAACGGGGGCCAGTTGGCGCTCACGGCATGCGGCAAATTCGAAAGCGGCACGCAGACCCTCGGGTTCGTCTACCGGGAGGTCACGGGCAACTTCGTGGCTACCGCGCAGGTCGACTCCTTCTCCGCCCTGAAAGACACCAACCAGGCGTTGGCCGGGCTGCTGGTCACTCCTGACGCAGGAACGATCTCGACCGGCGATTTCATCCACGCGATGGCCGCCCGGAGCCTCACGGGATTCTACTACTCCAACCGGACCGAAGCCGCCGGAAAGGGCAACAAGGGCGCATTAGGCGCACCGGCAGCCACAACCGAGGGGGCAAAGCCCATCGTGCGGCTCGAACGCGCAGGCGACAAATTCACGGCGTCCTATTCGCTCGACGGAGGCGCAACGTTCGGCGCGGAAAAGTCCGTCTCCATCAGCGGATTGCCCGACAAACTGCTGATCGGCCTGGCGGCCAACAGCGGCGACAGCAAGAAGACCTCGGAAGCCGTCTTCAGCAATGTGAAGATCAACAGTCAGGCGGTCGCATTCGAATAAACGGCCGGACTCAAACACAGTACACACGGCAATAGTCCGGGTCCGTCACGGCCCGGACTTTCCGCATTCCGGTCTTTCCGATCGCCCCGTACTTTCCGTGTCTCCGAACACCCGGCTCCTGCGTCTTTGCAACCCGGTTCGCCCCTCCGACAACCAAAAATCCCCTTCCGGAGAGCCGGAAGGGGATTTTTTCCAATCTATTTCAGGCGGGATCACTCCCGCGTCGCAGACTACTGCGCCTGCTGGAGCGACTCCAGATCGGCCTTCGAACCGACTACGAGGTCGTCGTAGTCGCGCAGGCCCGTACCGCCGGGGATCAGGTGACCGCAGATCACGTTCTCCTTGAGGTTCTCCAGCGGATCGACCTTGGCCTGGATGGCCGCCTCGTTCAGCACCTTGGTCGTCTCCTGGAACGAAGCCGCCGAACTGAAGCTCGAGGTCTGCAAAGCCGCACGGGGGATACCC